CCTGTAGCCCGGCTTGAACCCCAGCCAGTGTCGTGATCGCCATGTCAGCCGTCCGTATAGCTCACCGTCGCCAGCACGTTGCTGGTTGTGGTGTTGCTTGGGATGTAGATCAGGAACGGCACCGAGTTGGCGTATAGCTGCGGCATGCCGCCGGTCAGGGCGTCGATTGCGTTTCCCGTGTTGGCGTTACTCAATTCAAGCGCGGCCAGGACACGGTAAGCAACCAAGTGCATGGTCCCACTGGTCCAAGTGGCGGACAGCGTAAGCGTCTGCACGGACTGGACCCCGACATCCCCCGCTGCAAGGCCAATCGGGTAGAACGTACCAGCGATGGAAGACGCCACGGTATTGACGAGGTTTGTACCCGTCTTCCCTGACGTGCCCGCACTGTTGGTGTAGCTGACGGTAATCGTCGGTGTACCTGCGCCGGTTGCGCTGGAAATCTCCACCCCAAGTAGGACATCTTCCCCGCTCGTTGCGCCATTTGAATCGCGGGCGGGCCACGTTGCGCTATTGACCGTCTGGGCACTGGTGCTAGTGATCGTGAATCCGCTGTTGTGCCACAGCCGATCGACCAGCAACAGGGTGCCAGACAGGGTGCCATGGCCTGAGAAACGGGACAGATAGCGGTTCCCCGCCGCGATTGTGCTGAACGGAATCTGCCCGGGATAGCTGGTGAGTGCAGCACCTGCCAACCCTGGCGTGGGCGCGACCGCAGCGCCCGGAACGCCTGCGGTATAAAAGAGAGAGTGCGGACGGCCCGCCACCATCGTGCCCGTCAGTGCTTTGTAGATTGGTTGCGGGTGTTGGGCCCCTGCAATGATCCCGTCAAGCGTCGTGATCGCCATTAGACGTGCTCCAGATAGCTGGGGGAAAAACTTGATCCGGCAACCAAGAGCGACTCCGCTTCGACTGACTCGACGATGTACTCCCCCGGAAACGCTGTATCAAACGGCGGGAGCACTCGCACAACATCTCCAGCTGAAAATCCGACAAGCTCGCCTGACGGCGGCGGAGAGCTCAATATGTCAGATGATGATCGCCCGGGGTCTAGCAACCCGGCCGCCTCAATAGCAACAACCGCCGCCACTGTTTCAGGATGGGCCGTATCAACTGCCTGCACGAAATAGAGATCGTCTAGCCATACCCTTATTGAGATATTGCTTTCAGCCGCCTGATAGATGCGTACCTTCTCAGCTGGAGTAAATCGGTTACGAAATTCAAATGGCTCTAGCTTCATCAGTGAAACCTCATCAGCGACATTTGTGCCACGAGCATGCGATAGAGCATCAGATACCCGTATCCAGCGCATGCGAAAACAATCGCAACCATCACTATCGATTCCACCGCATCCGAGCTTGGCAGCCGCTTTTTAAGCTTCCCAAGCACTCGTCGGACGCGCAAGCGCCACGGCTCGAAGAAGGCGAAATCAATGCCCTCTCCAAGAAGGTCTGACTTCATCAAGCATTCCCGCGCGAAATCGAGAACGACGTGACGCTGACCGTTCCGCCCGAGCTGATCGTGGTCGTGTTCAGGTTGCAATCTGCGCCAGAGGTGCCGACAGAGCCGTCAATGACAAATGTGCCGCCCGACGTGGTGATACGGAACCACGTCGCGGTGCCAGAAAGCAAAGCAGTGACGTTGCTTGGCAAGGTTGGCGAAAGAGTTGCGCTTGATGCACCAGCCGCAAACGGACTGCCAAGCGTGAATTCAGCAAGCTTGTTGGTTGCCGTGCCACCAGTCGCAGGACGTGTGCCGTCGTAAATCTGGAGCTTCCCAGCAGAGCCGACAGCCGTGGTGATAGCGTCAAGCTGCGCATTTCGGAGAGTGGTGGAATAGCCTGTGGTCATTTATTGGACTCCTTCGACACGGCCATCAGCGCCGCGAATAACTTTCTTCGGTTTAGCCATCTGAGCGACAAGCCCTTGAATGGCGGATAGGGTTGCTGCGTGCATTTCTTCCAGCGGATTCGGCTTTACTTCTCCGTCTCCAAGGTCTTCCACCACTTCGTTATTGGCCGACTGTTGAGCCGATGCCAGCGAGGTATCCAGAGCAGACTTGGCCGCGATTTCAGCCACGGCGATCTTTGTGGAGGCATCGAGTTCAGCCTTCCATTGCTCGAAAGCGCGCTGCCGGTCTTTGTCTTCCTGCTCCATCTGCGCCTTACGTTCCTCGGCCTGCGCTTCAAGAGCCTGGCGCTGCATTTCGCGCTGAGCTTCAAGCTCGTTCTGGTGCTGGATCTGTGCGGCCTGCATCTCTTGCTTGTGCTGCTCAAGCTGCATGGTGAATTGCGCCTCGTGCTGCTTGGCTTGCAGGTCGGCAGCGAGTTGGCGCTGATGCTGTTGGTCGGCAATGCCAGCTTTGAACTGCTCTAGCTGTGCCTCATGCTGCATTTGCGCTTGCTGGGCCTGTTGGTTCGCCTGCATCTTCATCTGCGCCGCTTGTGCATCGGCTTGCGCCTTGGCCGCGTTCGGGTCGGGCTGTGGTTTGGGTTGCTGCATCTTGCTTAGCGCGTCCTCAACCGCTGAGCCCATCTTGGCGCGACGAACCACAACGCCCACAATCTCCTTGACGGCTTCAATCGGAATAGCGCCCTGTTGAACTGCTGGGCCAATGCCTTCGATGAACGAGGTAATCCCGCCTAGCAGGTCTTTCAGGCCCTGCATGTCGCTGTCTTGAGTCGCAGACAGGGTGCTGTCTGTTTCAATATCCACGCGATATGTTCGGGTCGCATCAGAGTGCATCGCTTCGACCACGGCTTCCCAAGTAATCGGATCGGGCGGCAATTGCGGAGGGGGTGGAGGTTGCTGGCCTTGCGCTTGAGCCTGTTGCACAGCCATCTGATACTGCTGCATCGCCATCGCCTTTTGCTGGTCAATCTGCGCTTGGTGCGGCAGTTGAATCAGCGTCATCTGCTCCAGCGTTTCGGGCTGGAACTTCTCGGCAATCACTTCAGCTTTTAGTCGGATCAGGTCACGGATATACCGCTGTACCTCTTTCTGCATGCGCTGGAGGCGTTGAGTCCCCCATTGCGTTTTGATGCGTTGAGCGCCAAACGTCTCGTTAGGATCGCTGGCGCTGCGCATAATGTCGCTGATGCCGGTAATCTCGTAGATCACCTGCTTCGTTGCATCCCGTTGGACGTATAGCTCCTTGAGCACCATCGCTGCGGTGTCAATCGGCATCATCCAGATCGCTTTGTCCAGTCCGCCGCGCTCAAGGAGCGCCGTGACATTGGCCGCTGCGATCAGATCGTTATCACCCCCTTTCATCAACTCCGAAAGCTCGCTCAACGTGGAGTCATAGACCCCGCGAACCTTCAGAGCATCAATCAGCTTGTTGATCCGAGCGCTTACCCGGTTCAGCTCCTTGGCTTGCTGTTCGTACTGGGTATAAAGCGCAGCCGGTACGAGGGTTTGATCGTTCTCAATGGCATACAACGGGCGCGGGATCGGGAAGAATCCAGAGAAGCCCATCGGGTCATCCTGCGTCTTGCAGGGCTTTGGATAGGTCGGGCAAATCCAGATGACCTGTTTCTCGTCCTTGTCCCAGATTTCCCAGACTTCAGCCGTCTTGAACAGGTCTTGTGCGTCTTTGGATTTCTTTACATCCTCATCCTCAACCGCATCCAAAGGAATGGCGTCACCAATCTCATCGCCGAACTTCTCGCAGCAGTCTTCGCGGGTGAAACGATGGCGAAAGGCAATCGCGCCTACCTCGTCCCACGTCTTCGCAGCAGAAAGGATTCGGAAGTCATCCCACTGGACACGCTCACAAATTACCTGCTCCCACTCGATTTCCTCGTAGGACTCTGACTCTTGCGAATCGTCATCCTGTTCGGAATCTTCGCCTCCGATCTGGCGAATATCAGGGACATAGCGAACACGTGATACGGCGCGGCCAGGAAGCAGCATGGAGAGCACATCGCCCTTGATTACCGCGTCAAAGTCGTAGGTGTCTTGGGAGAATTCAAGCGAGCGCGTCAGAACATCTGCCACCGCCTTGCCGAGCGGGTCTTCGTCCTGATACCGGCGTTTTACCTGAGGCTGCGGGAGGGAGTTATAGACCGACTGACGTAGTGTCTCGGTGTTCGTCCACAGGATGTTGAACGAGTTAGCGGCTGGATTCTCTGGCGTATAGGTCTGGTAGATCGCCTTGACCTTCTGGCGCCATGCAGACTCGCGCTTATCAGCGAGCTTTAGCTCCAGCTTCCAGCGACGGGCTACCGCTTCCGGCGACTTTCCTAAATCGCTTGCCCGCTCCAGGCTGTTGGCCTGGTTGGTATCGTCAGCCACGTTAATACAACGCGGTGAGCAGCGTTGCCGTGGTATTGGTGTTCATCACACGGCCAGCATTGAGCGAGATAGGAAGGATCGTACCGACCGGAACAGCAGATAGCGTTACTGCTGCCGTTGATCCATCAACACTCAGGGCGATATTCCCCGTCCCACCCACGTAAATGGCTCGGCAATTAACGAGCGTGGTATCGCTGGGAGTAATAGCCGCGAACGTGCTATACGTGCCGAATGTCTGCTGACTCATTTATATCTCCTGCGCTTCACAGCGTTAAGGGTTTATTAATCCTAGCACATTATATATTTATTCGCCTTCAAGTCTTTTTCTTGTTTGGCGCTTGATTATCTCGCTTATTGTTCTGTCTTGGGGCCATCTAGGCTCATCAGCAGACTTTGGCTTATATTCTTCCCTATAAGCAATTGCCAGCATTCTAAATCCATCCGATGCGTGACTAGTCCAATCATGCCTAGGCTTATCCCTAAACATTTTCTTATCATCGTCCCATTCGCGTTGATATTGCTTTAATGCATCAATGCCATCTTCTGTATTTTCTTCATCAAATACTGACTTGCCAATCATTATCCTGGCGGCCTGTATTCCATCCTGAACACTAAGACCAGGAACAAGGCGGACATTCTTCATTCCTAATGCAGCCCATGCCAGTTCCTCAAATGACTTTCCTTTTGCTGCTAGCGTCTTAGCTTTCGCATCATGAGGAAGCCAGTGCGTCCCATATTTGTACGGATGCCTAGCTATTTCATCGAAATAATCACTCGGCTCCAGTCCTGATGCGCCGTAATACCGCAACACCCTAACTTCCCCCGCAATAACCTGAAACCACCAGATACTCGTATCGTCCGTGTATCCCAAGTCCCACGCGGTATGTACGGGATAATCAGGATCGTATTCAACCTTGCAGATTCTCCCCTGCTCTTCGGCCTCCCGCATTTCTCGGCCATAGAACGCGCCAAGCAAAGCAGCATCAAATGAGCAGCCATACTCTTGCTCAAACAAGGATGTTCCTTGGTCTAGCCCATAATCATCGATATACGCCTGCTTTTCGGCGGCGAGTCGCTCAAGGCTAATTGCCCCAGTATCGTAAGCACTCAAGCGCTGTGCAAAGGTGCCAGGGTCTTTTTTCCCGGCCTCAAACGTCTTGAATGCGTGGTTCTTCCCGCGCGGAGTGGTGATGTATATCTGCCACCCGTTGTTTTCAGCAAAGATAGGG